AAATAGTCCAAGAAAACATTTTAGAAATTCATCTGATAGGTCAGCTGGAAAGATACGACAACTAATAGCCAATCAAGTTAAAAATATTTAATATATATTATTCAAGTCAATCTATTTAAGTAAACATAACCTATTTATATTAGCTGCAAGCGAGTAGCTAAATTAGGAAAGCGATCCATGGCAAATAGAAGTACACTTTATCGTGACTTACTGTTCTTTCTAAAGGGAAGAATAAGCGCGAATGTAACAGACCCAATAGCAAGTGCTAGGGGAAGTAGTTCTGCTTTTGTTATGACATCTTATCCAGAGAGAGAAGTTAAATATCCACTTATTACACTCGAAATTACTAATACAACTGAAGCTCGTGCAGGCATGCAAACAACAGCCATGGACATTAACTTAACAGCTGAAATAAGAATATGGACAAAGAGTGTAGCACAATCAGACAAATTAGCACAAGAGATTCTAGACGATTTAGCTAATATACAATTCACAGCCAGTACAGGAAGTGTGGCAAATGATTTTCATGACTTTAATATAGGTTCAGTCGTAAGAGTAGACGAACCAGGTGAAGGCGGAACTAAGTCACGGATTATTCAACTAAATTATTCATTTTTTAATGTTTAAATTGAAAGGAGGTATACATGGCAAGATATTTACAAGATCAAAACAAAATAGTACTTTTACACGAGTCTGGAACCTATGCTAACGCATCAGGAGCCGGAGTTTGGATAGGAGAAGTAACTGAAAATTCAATAGACGATAATGAAAATAAGATAGAGGATAGATTTCTTGGTACATCTAGTCGTTCTTTTGGCGATTATCAAGACGGACCAAGAGACGTAACTGGTACGATTACTTACAACGCGCAGAACTTTAGAATACCTTTTTGGGCTATCGGAAGTAATGTAGACGCAGCAAGTGGAACAAATGTACTTCATAATACAAGTCAAATAAATACAGATGTAAGACAAAGCGCTTTTACTTCTGGAACGTTTAATCCACCTATTAGTTTTACTATAGAAGACAGTAAACAATCTACTGGAACAGGTAGAAATTTCATTAGAACTATAAATGGATGTGTTCCAAATACAACAACTGTAACTGCTTCTCAAGGAGAAAAGGTTAATATATCAGTTGATTATGTTGGACAGACTTTGACGGCAAGTTCGGGAGCTACTACGTCTATAACGCAAGACACTGTTAAACCATATCTATGGAACTCAGCAAGTCTTACAATGGCAGGTAGTAATATTGATACAGCTAAAGAAGTTACTTTAGAAATCAATCAGAACTTAGAATCACCTCATTATTTGAACGGTTCAAGAGATATTTCTGTACCTTTCCCACAAAATAGAGAAAACACGTTAAGTGTTACACTTGATTTGGACGGAACTGACGCAGACTTTATTTACAATGATTTATTTAAATCTAACAACTCGTTTAACGCAGTATTAGATTTTAATCAAGATAGCACAACTGGTTCACAACATGGAGTATTCGCAATGAGTGGATGTATAATTACATCTATGGAAAATCCAAGTACAAACGAGGGAGCAACTGAAAGCACTATAGAAATTAGACCACAGAATATAACAGGATCCGAATGGACAAGCTCAGCTAGTTCAGTCGAATTTAACGCATTCTAAGGTCACAAATAATTTAATTAAATTGGGCATTAATTTTAAGCCCGATAGCCTAACGGCATTAAGGAGGAAAAATAAAAAATGATAAAAAACAAACAAAGAGAAAGTGATTTAGAAGATAGATATTCTAAGTTTAAAACTGAAAGGAGGGAAAAATGGAGAAAATAATCAAATTAGGAGAAAAAGAATATACAATCAAAGAGATTAAGTATAAAGAATTAGTAACTATAGGGAACATTCCACAAGAAGAAGCATCTAAGAAATTAATGGAAATATCTGCAGGAATAGATTCTGAAGCATACGAAGAACTATCTTTAAAAGATGGCGTAGCAATACAAAAAGTTATTAATGATATTAATGGACTAGGTGAGGATTTTCAGAAGCCTCTAGTAGATTAAATAATGAATTGTCTATCTGTGAACATTTTAAATGGACACTAGACAATGTAAGAGATTTAACAGCCAAAGATTATTTAGGTATTGTTAGTTATTTAAAAAAATTAGGGGCCGAACATAAAAAGTCCATGAGAAAAGCAAAAAGAGGATAATGGTAAGCGGATTATTAGCCGGAGCAACTGGAGGAGCTACTGTAGCAATTGTGATTAAAGCAGTCGATCAGTTTAGTAAGACATTCACCGCAGCACAAAAATCAATGGCTCAAGTTGGTGTTGCAATGACTGCAATCGGAATAGCCGGAGCAGTAGCAATTGGAGGTCTTGTAAAAATGGCTGGACAATTTGAACAGACACAAATTGCATTTACTACTATGTTAGGAAGTGCAGAATTAGCTAATAAGTTACTTAAAGATTTAGCAGACTTTGCATCAAAAACTCCATTTACAATTCCCGGTATTGAACAAAATGCTAAAATGCTTTTAGCTATGAGTATTCCATTAGAAGATTTACTTCCTACTCTTAAATCATTAGGTGATATAGCTTCAGGACTTAATGTTCCAATGGAACGATTAGCATTAAATTTTGGACAAGTTAAAGTTCAAGGAAAACTAACAGGACGAGAATTAAGAGATTTTGCAGTTGCAGGAGTTCCTCTTGTTGCAGAATTAGCAAAAAATCTTAATAAAGCTGAATCAGAAATTAAGGATATGGTTTCTGCAGGAGATATAGGGTTTAAAGAAGTTGAAGATGCATTCAAAACAATGACCGGTGAAGGTGGTAAATTCTTTGATTTGATGGATGCTCAATCTCAAACATTACTCGGGCAAATTTCTAATATTCAAGATAGTTTTATAAAATTAGGGAGAGTTATGGGAGCAGAATTTTTACCAGCTGCTAAAAAAGTAGCCGAAAAAGTAGCCGAGTTAGTAGGTTGGTTTGAACGACATCCTACAATAGCAAAATGGACTGCGATAACTTTAGCCGCAGGAACAGCATTAGCGTTAATAATTGGACCAATATTAATAATGCTAGCATTATTACCAGCTATGATTGCAGGCTTTGGTACATTGACTGCTGTTACATTACCAATGACATTAACAATATTAGCAATTACAGCCGGAATAGTATTACTTATAGCAGCATGGGTTGCGCTTGCAAAGTTTTGGGATGAAATGGGCCCGAAAACAAAAATATTTTTAGCACTATTAGCACCGTTTATAGTAATACCAGTAGCAATAATAAAAGAATGGGATAAAATAAAAATAGGTATGGCGATTGTATGGAACTCAATAGTGAAATCAATTGGTTGGGGTGTTAACTTTGCAATAGGCGCAATTAATAAATTAATTGGTGCATGGAATATCTGGAGAAGGGCAAGAGGTAAATCTACAGTAGGTAGTATAGGTAAGTTAGATGTTAGTGGAGCATTAATAGACATAGAAGCTATGAAAAAAACTACTGAAGAAATAGTAAAACAAGTAGATGAAACAAAAAAATTATCTAAAGAACAGAAATTGGTAAATCAATTAGCTGGATTTAAAGTAATACAAAAAACAGGGGATGTGTTTAATCCTAATTCATTTCAGAAAAAAGACTTTGAAAGTAATTTCGCGTATGAACAAGCAAAACGTGGCGCAGGTTTTACAATCAATATAGAAAATATTAATGGACTAGACCCAGAAGAAATAAGTCGGGCCCTTTCTGACGAATTAGGAGACAAGTTATCATTATAAATTAAAATGGTAGACCAATTAGTTACAAAATTTAAAGTAGACGGAATAGAGTTTGAAGATTATAGAACTTTAAAGGTTAATCGTACTATGCATGATTCAAATGCTTCTAGTTCCTTTACTGCTAGGTTTGATAGTCCTTTTGGTAGACATAAAAACGATTTTACTGTAGGTCAAACAGTCGACATATATGCAGACGAAATAGGCGGTACGACTAAGATATTTAGTGGTATAATAGAGAAGTTAGTTTTTAACGGAGCAGGAACCAAACAAATTTTAACACTTAGTGGACGAGATTTCAGTCTTAGACTTCAAGACATTACGGCGCAGCCACAAGTATTTAATGATACTGAAACAAGTGAAATAGTAACACAATTACTTAGTTCGAATGATGTTCCAGATATTACTACAACTAATGTAAATGTAACATCTACTACTTTAGACAGAATGTCATATAATCATGAAAGTTTATTTGATGCATTTAACGAACTAGCGACGTTGTCTAATTCTATATTTTGGGTAGACGAAGATAAGGACTTACATTGGATTGAAAGAAAAAGTATAAGTTCAAATATAACTTTAAATAATACTAATTTACTTGACACAGATTTAAACAGGTCAAGAGAAGGAATGAGTAATGTAATTCATGTATACGGTGATAGGTATCTAAGCGGATTCAAAGAAGAATTAAACATGGACGGTGGATCTGTTTATACATTACTTTCAAGACCACACAATACAGAAATACTTAGATTCGGTAGTACACTTAAAGGATCGATTAAAGATATTAACGTGACAACAACAAGTGGTCCAGATTATACAGTAGACTTCTTTGATAGACAAATAGAATTTTTATCTGGTACTGATATTGGATATAGTTCTATACCTGCATCAGGTGGAAGTGCCATAGTAAACTATCAAAGAGAATTACCTATAGTAAAACGAGGTCAAGATGATGATTCTATTAAATTTTACGGACCAAAGGTTAAAATTATTAGAGACAAATCTATCAAGGATCCAAACACAGCATTAGCCTTATTGAAAGGAACATTAGTAGATGCAAATCCACTTAATAGACTTAAATGTAATATTAAAGGGTGGTTTACTTTCGGACCAGGTGAAACTGTTTTATATGACTTATCAGATTTTAACATGAATGAACTTACTATGAGTATAGTTGAAATTCAATATAACTTTAATAAGAATTCTATCCAAGATAATAATGTAATCAAGTTAACACTGTCTAAAAAACTACTCGACATTACGGATAAAATGAAGGAGTTAGATAAACGTTTAACAAACATTGAAGCACCTGATATTTCAGACACAGACGTAGTGACTAGATTAATGCAAAGCAGAGAAGAATTTACTGTAATAGGATCACGTTTTAATGTATACACAAGCGAAGTTACAGGTTCAGCCTATCATTTATATGCATCAGGATTCGTTCCGCCATTTAATCCGTGGCATCTAGCAAGCGGAACAGACCAGGGAGCACTCGCTGGCTCGTTCACAGGGTCAGCTAGAGCATTTGGACCATTTATCTTACAATTCAGTGGAGTAAACGATTATAGTGTCACAGGTTCTTATAATGACTTAGGAAGTGAGCCACCAGGAGGGTTTGGAGTATCAAGCAGTGATTATGGTTAAAACTAAATTAAGGAGGAAAATACTTTGACATTCACAACATTCGGACGAGAAAGAATAGCACTTTTACTTGGAAGTAGTCTACCAAATGAACATATACAATATTATGGCGTAGGAGCCGGTTCAGG